TGTGCGTTAACAGGTGCAGATGTTGTACCAACAGGCTCAAGCATTAACTCTAGCTACACAATGACACTTGGTGCAGAAAATATGAGTAACGCAACAAACAATGTTGTGTTGGTTAGAATTGCAATTGCAAGTGGCAAACAAATAAACAGTCTATCAATAGGAGAAGCTAACTAATGGCAATTTCCGATAATCAAAAGTTAGACTATCTATTTAAGAAAGTTGGATTCGGTGCCACTAAGACTGACACAGTCTTTAATAAATTAGCGGCCAACGAAAGTTTACCAAGTCCACTACTAATACGTGGTGATACGATTTGGGCAGAGTCTGGACAAATACCAAGTGTAAAACCTTCTGCTTCTAGTAGCTATGTAACGCTACAAACGGCAGTTGAAACTACAGCTGATATTACAGCGTCAACAAACAGAACTTGGAAAACAGGAATCACAGATTGGATTCCAACAGAATTTGGATCAACATATCTTGTAAATGTTTATATTCACACTAGCGGAGATCCTGCTGGTGCTGAAACAATGGCCAACAAAGTCTTTACTACTGGTAGTGGTAATAATGATGAATGGTTCTTTGATTATCAATCAGGTGTATTAAACTTTATTGGTGATAACTTACCGGATGGTAAATCGTTTACAGGTAAAAGTGTTTATATTACAGGTGCTACATACAGCGGACAGTTTGGCGTAGCATCAGCAAGTATATCAGCTGATATCAGCACACTACAATCTCAAGTTCAAAACATACTTACAAACACAGATCCTGCAGCACTAGACTCGCTTACAGAGATCGTAAATGCGTTTCAAACAGCTGATGGAACGTTTGCAACATCAACAGAGCTTGCAGATGTAAACACCGCTATACGAAGCGATTTGGCGCTTACAGTTAAGGAAATTAACGACCCAGTATCAAATGTTGAAGCAACTAATGTAACAGGCATTAACTTTAACGTTGATGGTGGTTTTGCATTAACTGACAACGCAGACGGCACAGTAACAGTTACAATTGAATCCACATTTAAAACGTGGCACATATACGATACAGTAAGCGACTTAACACCAACTGATATTGTTGCAAGTGCGGTTGACGAAATTGATATTCGTGCTGGTAATAATATTACTATCACACCAGTTACAACACCTGGATCAAAAGGCATAACAATTGCCAGTGATGTTAGTGGAATACTTGACTTAGGTATCAGTGACGGAACAAACGGCCAAATACTACAAACAGATGGTAATGGTGGATTTAGTTTTGTTGATAGAACACTAACACAAGCATCACTTCCAGCATCACAACAATTTACAGCAGACGGAACAAGTTATTCATTTACATTAACTGATGCTCCAGCAGGCGTTGAAGAAATTGATGTGTATGTTAACGATGTCTTACAACGTCCTAGCATTTATACTGTAAACGGAACAGCACTAACATTTAATGTGCTACCAGATTCTGGATTTGACATTTATGTTAAGTATAGATATCCATATGCAACAATGTCATCTCCTGCTAATAACAGTATAGAAAACCATCACTTAAATTTGATATATACTAGTAGTCAGTATACAGGAGATTCGACAACTACAGATTATTTGATACAACCTGGACATACTGTTCACAGTGTATTGGTTATTGTAGATGGATTAATCCTACCTCCAACTGATTACAGCATTAGCGGATCAACGCTAACCATCACTACTCCACCGGCCTCTGCCTCTGTAGTAGACTTTAGATATCTACCAAACTAATAGTTTTCATACGTTATAACTCTCAATAGATATTGATAAATACATTACGCAATGAGTCTATGACTTGTTGCTATCGGGCATATAAAAGAATTATATGTTTTTTATCAATATTGATTGGAGAAATCTAACATGGCTTTTAGACAAATTAAATCGCCGGCTCTCGCAAATGCAGCAGTCATCGAATCCAAACTGGACGCAACATCCGTTTCTGGCCAAACGGGCGCATCGTCAGTAGGTTCGGCGGATACTTTTCTATTACACGTCAACGCTTCATCGTCATTAAAGAAAGTTACAGCTTCAGATCTAATCGGCTCATTTACAACAGCCGACTTAGCAGAAGATAGCAGTGCTTTATACTTTACACCGGCGTTAGCTCAGGCGGCAGTTGCGGCAGACATTGCAGCAGCAGTTTTAACAGAAACGAATCGTGCTACAGCGGCAGAAGGTGCAAATACAACAGCAATAGCGGCTGAAGAGACACGTGCTTTAGCAGCTGAAGGCGTTAATGCAAATGCAATAACGGCAGAAGAAACTCGTGCCTTAGCGGCAGAGGGTGCAATAGATACAGCTTATAAGGCAGCTGACGCATCTATGCAAACACAAATTAATAATATTATTAGTAACACAGATCCAGCAGCACTAGACTCGCTGAGTGAAATCGTTACAGCATTCCAAAGTGCAGACTCAGTCTTTACTTCAGGTATTGCTGCAAACGCGGCGGCTATTACAGCTGAAACTACTCGTGCCACTGGCGCAGAAGGCGTTAACGCAACTAACATTGCAAACGAAATTAGCAGAGCACAAGGTGTAGAGGCAACTAACGCAGCGGCGGTAGTTACTGAAGCAGGATTAAGAGTAGCGGCAGATAATGCCTTAGACGCTCGTGTTACTGCAAACGAAGGTGACATCACAACATTAACAAATGGTTTAGCGGCAGAAATTGCTACAACTAATGGTGAGATTTCAACTTTAACTACAAACTTAGCGGCAGAAATTGCTACTGCAAGAGGTGCCGAGGCAGCGAACGCATCAGATATCGCGGCTGAAGAAACTGCAAGACAGAATGCTGATACACTTATCAGAACTGACTTTGCGGCAGCAGATACGGCGCAGACAACAGCAAATACTACAGCGTGGGAGGCATATGCCGATCAAGCAGAAGTAGACGCTAAAGCATACACTGACACACGTGAAACAGCAATTAATTCAGCTTGGGCGGCAGCAGATGCGGCACAAACTTCAACTATTAATGCGGCGTGGGCAGCGGCTGACACAGCTCAAACAACAGCAAATACTACAGCCTGGGAAGCATACGCTGACCAAGTAGAAGTAGATGCAAAAGCATACACAGACACACGCGAAGGTGTTTTACAAGGAAACATTGATACAGAAACAGCAAGAATTGATTCAATCATTTCAAATACTGATCCTGCATCATTAGACTCATTAACAGAGATTGTTGCGGCTTTCCAAGCAGCAGACTCAAACTTTAGTGCGTTAATTTCTTCAAACACTACTGCAATTGCTACAGAGGCAACTGCAAGAGCAAATGCTGATACTACACTACAAGGTAATATCACATCTGAAGCAGGCACACGTGCAGCAGCAGATGTTACATTACAAAGCAACATCGATGCAGAAGAAACTGCAAGAATTTCAGGTGATGCGGCAACATTAGCTTCAGCGGCAACAGACGCAACTACTAAAGCAGATGCGGCAGAGGCGGCAGCAATTGCACACGCTGACACAGAAGACGCACTATTAATTGGTGATGCAACTGTAGACGGAACAGCAGGTAATACTGTAAAAGCTCGTATCGATAGTGGTGATGCAGCAGTAACAACAGCATTTGGAAACGCCGATACGGCAATTACAAATGCCTTTACAGCGGCTGACACAGCTCTACAACTTCAAATCACTGCTAACGATGGTGACATTGCAACTAACACAGGTGACATTGCAACTAACACGGCAGCAATTGCACAAGAAGTTACAGATAGAACTACAGCTGATAATACGTTACAAGCTAACATTACATCAGAAGCAACTACAGCCAGAGCGGCAGAACTTGCTAACTCTCAAGCAATTACGGCGGAAGCCACAACTGCTAGAGCGGCTGAAGGTGCAAACACATTAGCTATCTCAAATGAGGTAACACGTGCAACTGGTATTGAAGCAGGTTTACGCACAGACGTAGATGCTAACACAGTAACTGGTTCTACAAACGCAGCATCGATTACAACTGAAGCAACAGCAAGAGCGGCAGCTGACTTAACGTTACAAGGTAACATTGATACAGAAACAGCACGTATTGACGCTATCCTGTTAAATGCCGATGGCGCATTAGACACATTAAAAGAAATTGGCGATGCATTTGCAGCAGCTGATTCAACTTTACAAGGTCTAATTACAGCTAACGGAACACGTTTAACAACAGCTGAAGGCAACATTACTACATTAGACGGTGAAATGGACGCAGCTGAGCTACGTTTAGATAGCTTAGAAGCAGTAGTGGCAACTGGTGGTCAATCACTAGATACTACAGCAACAACACTAGTTGGTGCGATTAACGAAGTGCATGGTGAAGTAAACACTAACACAACTAACATTGGTGTTATTGGTGACTTAGATACTACAGCATCTAACTTAGTTGGTGCAGTAAACGAAGTGCATGGTGAAGTAGATGCTAACAAAACAGCGGCAGACACAGACAGAGCAGCGATTCGTTCAGAATTTGCGGCAGCTGACGGTGTTGTAACAGCGGCTTACACAGCAGCAGACGTAGTAGTAACAGGTGCATTCCAGGCAGCAGATGCGGCCCAAACAACAGCTTTACAGGCATATGCCGATACAGCTGAAGCAGATGCAATTACGGCAGCAGGCACTTATACTGATGCAGAAGTTCTAACTGAAAAGACTAGAGCAGAAGCGGCAGAATTAGTTCTTACAAATGCAGTAGCGGCAGAGGCAACTACAGCACGTGCGGCAGAACAAGCAAACGCGGCAGCAGCGGCGGCTAACTTGTTAGAAATTACTGCAACACAGGCAAGTGGTGGACTAAACTTAGACGGAACATATACAGCACATAGTGGTTCAAACTACATTGACGCTGGTTCTAACTTAAAAGCAGTTGACTTACTATTAGACGCACAAGCTAAAGCAAATGCAGACGCAATTGCAGGCGAGATTACTGACAGAACTACAGCGGTAGCGGCGGAAGCCTCAACTGCTAGAGCGGCAGAACTTGCAAACGCAAATGCTATTGCAGCTGAAACAACAAGAGCAACTGGTGTAGAAGCTACATTATCTGGTCTTATTACAACTAACGCAACTGACCTTGCAACTGAGAGTGCTAGAGCACAAGCAGCTGAAGGTGTAAACGCAACAGCAATTGCAGGTATCATAAGCAACACGGATCCAGCAGCTTTAGATTCATTAACTGAAATCGTAGCGGCTTTCCAAGCAGATGATGGCACAATTACTGGCTTAGTAAATACTAACACTACTAATATCGCAACTAACACGGCAGGCTTAGCTCAAGAGCTAGTTGATCGTGCAGCGGCAGATACAGCGTTAGATACAGCTTATAAGGCAGCGGATACTACATTACAATCAAACATCGACCTTAAACTAGCACTTGCTGGTGGAACTATGTCGGGTAACATTGCAATGGGTAGCAACAAGGTAACTGGACTTGCTAACGGCACAGATTCAGGTGATGCAATCAACAAAGGTCAACTAGATGCGGCAGTATCAGCACTAGACTTGTCAAACTTTGACACTAATGACTTAGACGAAGGCACAGGCCCAACAGCTAACTTATACTTTACAACTGCAAGAGCAAGAGCAGCTATATCTGTAACAGATACAGCAGGCAACGGCTTAGCAAGCTACGACAATACTACAGGTGTTATTAGCATTAATACTAACGAATCAGTTCTAGACCTAACAGATGTATCTGATACAGATTACACAGGTAAAGAAGATTTTGTATTACGTGTAAATGCTAACGAAGATGGAATGGAGCTTGTAAGCCCATTAGATATCTTTGCACACAACTGGCGTCAAACTATTCCAGGTGATGGAACAGCGACACAGTTTGCTTTAACTAACCCAGTAGACCAGTCGGATGCATTAGTATTCGTTGGTGGTGTTATCCAGGATCCAGTAACGCACTATAGCATTACTAACCAGGTAATTACAATGACATCTGCAATGCCAGTTGGCACAGCAGCGGTAGTTGTAGCACCAAGCGTAGGTTTAGTACCAGTATTATCAGCTGGTCAGGTAACAACTGACAAATTATCAGCAGATATTAAAGCGTATGTCCAAGGTTCAAACGTTTCAACCACAACAGGTGGCGATGTAATCGACACATTTGCTAAAGCAACATATCGTTCAGCGAAGTATATTATACAAGCAGACGATGGCAATGGCAACTATGAAACACGTGAAGCACTAGTAACACATGATGGAACAACTGCATACATCACAGAATATGCGATGGTATACACAGGTTCTAACTTAGTAGGTGATGCAAGTGTTAACATGAATGGTAACAATGTTGAGTTAACTTATACAACTAACTCAGGAACGGCAACAGTGAAGGTAATTTCAACATACATTGATGTGTAAGTTGAGGTAACCATGATTAATAGGGTGCAGCCAGAGGTTGCACCCGATATTAAAGGTTAATTATATTATGAATATAAAAGCACTTAATATGTTAAAGATAACGGTAAATACATTGCTACTCAATGTAGATACTTTTTTCGCGAAAAAGGAAAATTAAAATATGGCACAGAAAAAATTTATAATCGACGGCGGCTTCCAAACTAGCGATGATTCAATCATTGCAGCTAACTTGGAAATGACCGGCCACATTCTTCCAACTGTTGACTCTGACGGATCCACAGGTTTTGACCTAGGCTCAACAACAAAGAAGTGGCGTGATCTATACCTTTCGGAAGGATCACTATATATTGATGGACAAAAAGTTATTGAATCCAATTCAGGAACGATTGTTGTCCAGGCTGATGCAAATCAGTCATTAACTACACAAGTATCTGGATCAGGTGTGTTAACACTTACTTCAGCTACAAGCGTAAACATGAACGGCACGTTGCAAATGGCAGCAGGCAAAAAAATCACAGACGTAAGCGGAAATGCAGTTACGTTTGGTGATAAACTTGACATGGACTCTAACAAAATTGAAAATGTTGGAACTCCTACAGCAGCAACAGATGGTGCAAACAAATCTTATGTTGACAGCACAGTATCAGACTTAGTAAACGGCGCCCCAGGTGCTTTAGATACACTAAATGAACTAGCTAACGCATTAGGCGACGACGAAGATTTTGCAGCAACTATGACTACGGCGTTAGGAAATAAAGCGGCTACTACATATGTTGATACACAAGATGCAGCAGTAACACTTGCTTTCCAAAATGCAGACTTGGCTTCAGCGGCAACAATTAATGCGGCATGGGCAGCGGCTGACACAGCTCAAACAACTGCAATTACATCAGCATACCAAACTTATGCAGATCAGGCAGAAGCAGACGCAGAAGCGGCAGCGGCAACAGACGCAACTACTAAAGCAGATGCGGCCCAGGCGGCAGCAGAAGCTACAGCTTCAGCAGACGCAACAGCTAAAGCAAATGCGGCACAGGCAGCAGCTGAATCTACAGCTTCAGCAGATGCTACATCTAAAGCAAATGCGGCACAGGCGGCAGCAGAAGCAACAGCGGCATCGGCAAACAATGCTCTACAGACTGCAATGGAAACATATGCAGATACAGCCGAACAAGATGCAATCTCAACAGCAAGTTCAGATGCAACTACTAAGGCAGCAGGTGCAGAATCGGCGGCTAATACATACACTGATAATGAAATTGCAGCATTAATTAACGCGGCTCCAGGAACTATGGATACGTTGAATGAAATCGCAGCTTCATTAGGTGATGACGCCAACTTTGCGGCAACAATGACTACAAGTTTAGCGGCTAAGGCAGCAACTACATATGTAGATTCACAGGACGCGGCAACATTAGCTTCAGCACAAACGTATGCAGATACAGCCGAAGCAGATGCAATTAGCACAGCTTCATCAGACGCAACAGCTAAAGCAAATGCGGCACAGCAGGCAGCAGAAGCAACAGCGTCAACAGATGCTACTAATAAAGCAACAGCGGCTCAAAGTAATGCAGAGCAAACAGCAGCTGCAGACGCAACATCAAAAGATAATGCTCAAACAACTGCAATTACTACAGCATATACAACAGCAATTGCAAACGCAGTATCAGGTATTGAAGCTAATATTTCAACTTCAACATTCCATAGCTCAGTGCAAGACGTAACTAGTGCGGCAACATTAGCATACACATTTAGTGATATTGTTAGTGCAGAAGATTACACAGTATATGTGAACAGACAACTTGTTAGACCAGCTGAATTAAGTTCAGTTAACTTGTCAACAGGTGTTGTAACATTTGCATCAAGTGTTATTGAAGTAGGCGACGAAATTGAAGTCAAAGGATGGAAATTCGGTAGCTAATATAACTTAGTCCAACGGTAGGGGGTCCCAATCCCCTACTTAGGCACTTAATAAGTGTTATGGTGGAACAGAGTTCTGCTACGTGGCTAAAAAACTTTTAAGGAGAGTTAAAATGGGAAGAAAAGTAAGAAGTGGAGGCTCAACAAGTGCCTTTTCATTCGATAAATCAAAGAAATATAAGTATAATTCAACTGGTACACTAACAGAATTTACTGGTGATGCAGGCGCAGAAGAAATTACAATTTCAGGTTCAAAATCGTCTCTAAGACGTATGGCGGACATGGAACGTAACATTTCTATTCTAGCAACAAAACTAACAACAACTGACGGTGAAGCAGATGATGGTAGCAACACAAGTTTTGATACAAACGTAAACAAAACAACACGTTTTAAGAAAGCTGTTACTGTTGATAAAACACTGACCATGAAAGATCCGATTAACATGAGCAGTAATAAAATCACTTCATTAACTACACCAACATCAAGTAGTGATGCAGCTAATAAATCATATGTTGATGCACGTGAGGCGGCAGCAGAAGCAACAGCGGCAAGTGATGCAACATCTAAAGCTAATTCGGCTCAATCAGCAGCGATTACTTCATCAAACTCATATACAGACACAGCGATTTCAAACCTAGTGAACGGTGCTTCAGCATCATTTAATACACTAAAAGAAATCCAAGACGCAATGGCAACAGACGCTGAACTATCAGCAGCAATTGCAGGTCTAACAATTGGTAATGCTACAATTACAATTTCAGCAGGTAGTGGTTTAGGTGGAGGCGCAGCCTTTACAACTAACCAAACATCTAACGAAACTATATCACTAAATGTTAACACTGGCAACGGTTTAACAATTTCAGGTGATTCAGTAGTAATGTCAGGTTCATATACTGGTAGCTTTACAGCAACTGGTGATGTTACAGCATACTCAGATGAATCATTAAAAACTAACATCCAAACAATTGACAACGCTCTAGATAGAGTTGAAGCAGTTCGCGGTGTTACTTTTGATCGTATCGAAGACGGCTCAACATCAACTGGTGTTGTTGCTCAAGAACTACTTGCAGTTTTACCTGAAGCAGTTCACACAGATGCAAACGGTGTTCACTCAGTAGCATACGGTAACATTACAGGTCTATTAATTGAAGCAGTTAAAGAATTATCAGCAGAAGTTAAAGAACTTAAAAAGTAATTTTTAATTACTAACATTAAAAGCAGTGCTTAGGCACTGCTTTTTTTATGACTAAACTTTGTTTATTGATAAATACTAACATAACATAGAGAGAATTTAAATGGCATTTAGAGGAATACAATCAACCAATCTTATAAGCAATGACGTTGGATTTAATGACCCATTACTTATACTAAACAAAGATAGTAGCTTACCAACAGATGTAGGTTGGCTAGGTAAAATTGGTCCTATAACTTATGCAGGCTTTGTTAGAGACCACGAAACAAATACGTTTCTACTAATTGATTCAGTAGACCTATCACCAAACACACTTAATAGTATAAATGCAGGCGAAGTTACAAAAGGTGACTTGTCAGTAAGAACACTTACAGCAGATACAATTATTGCAGGTAATATACCAGCACAGTATACAGATGCTCAAGCAAGAGCAGCCATTTCAGTAAGCGGTGATTTATCTTATGATAGTGCTACAGGTGTTATTAGTTATACTGATGTAATTGGAGGTAATTCAAATCGTGTTGTATATGATTTAGCAGATCCTACTGGATCTATAGTATTAAATCCAGGAACACAACCTCACGTAGCAACATACTACGGTGATGTTATTAATAGTGTAGGTAATGTTATATTAGACATATCAAGCACAAGTGCTACATTCACTGGTGGATTAATGGGCGATGTGCATGGTGATGTTTATAATCCAACAGGCGCAAATAAAATTTTAGAAAGCGGAACCGGTAATTTAGATTCTGCCTTAACAGTTGATTCAGCAACTACAACAACATTAAATGCAGGCACTACTAATATTAGTGGCAATGCTACATTTACTGGTGGTAGTGCAGACTTTACTGGAACAACTGCTTTTGGTAATTGGAACGGTGCTGTTTATGACAGAACTGGTTCTACACTTATTATTGATGATACTGCCGTTCCTAAACCAATTGTTTACGCAAACATACAAGGCGGCGTTGTTGGTGATGTTTTAGGTAACCTTGTAGGTAATGTAGATGGTAATGTTACAGGTAACCTCGAAGGTGGTATTATTAATTCGCAAGGACAAGTTGTAATTGATAACTCAGGCTCACTTTCTCCTGATGTATTTAGATTACCAAAAGGTTTAACAGCAGATCGTCCATCGCCAGCAACAGCCGGAATGATGTTCTTTAACGAAGGAACAAATATGTTCGAAGGTTACGATGGAACAAATTGGATTCAGTTTATTCCTTCTACATTTGTAGAGACTCCGTAATGAGCATAAATATATAATATAGGATGGAGAATTAGCAGTGGCTTTTAAAATTGGTAACCAAACAGTAATACAAGATATAGATGTTACAGCGGCTATTGAAACAAACAGTAATCTAGATAAACTTCAGATTAATGGAACAGATGTATTAACACATGATGGCTCTACAATTACATTAAAAAATGTTAACATTGATGATTTAATGGAATCATCAATTAATACTGATAATGTTACTGAAGGCTTTACAAACTTATTTCATACAACTGCTAGAGTCGAACAACTCATTAATGCTAACAAGCAAACATTATCTTTCTCAGATCCACTGTTAACAATAAGTAACGGTAATACAGTTAACTTATCATCATTGAGCACAGATTTAACAGGATATGCTACAGAATCATATGTTGATCAAGCCGAGCAAGATGCAAGATTATACACTGATAGCCGCGAAGGTGCAATTACAAGTGCATACAGATCATATGCAGACCAAGCCGAGCAAGATGCAATTTCTACAGCAACGTCACAAGCAAGTCTAGATGCAACTAATAAAGCAAATTCGGCAAAATCTCAGGCTGTCAGTCAAGCAAGTGTAGATGCAACCAATAAAGCAAACACAGCCAGATCAGGTGCTGAAGCATATACGGATACAGAAATTGCAACAGTATTGCCACTTACAGGTGGAACACTTACAGGTGCATTAACATTAAGTGGCGCACCAACTAGTGCCGATAATGCCGCAACTAAATCATATGTTGATAGTGCAATATCAGGCGGAACAGGCGCATTAGATACAGACGACATATCAGAAGCAAGTAATCTTTATTATACTGATGCTAGAGTAAACACTGTATTAGGCACAAAAGGCTATGCAACAGAATCATATGCAGATCAAGCCGAAGCAGATGCAATTTCAACAGCATCTGCATTAGCATCTGCAGACGCAACATCTAAAGCAACAGTAGCCGAAGTAAATGCCAAAGCATATACTGATACAAGAGAAACAGCAATCACAACTGCATATGAAACCTATGCAGATCAAGCCGAAGTAGATGCAAAAGCATACACTGATACAAGAGAAACAGCAATTACAACTGCATATGAATCATATGCAGATACAGCCGAAGCAGATGCAGTAACAACAGCAAACGCATACACTGATACAGAAATTGCCGCAATAGTTGATGGCGCACCAGGAACGCTGGATACATTAAACGAATTAGCGGCAGCACTTGGTGATGATGCAAATCTTAGCACAACGCTCAGCACACAAATAGGAACAAAGTTAGCAACAGCAGACTTTAATTCAACAGCAGATGCATGGCTAGGATCAAACCTTTACTATACAGATGAAAGAGTAGATGATAGAGTTTCTAATCTTCTTGTAGCGGGCAGTAACATAACACTTACATATAACGATTCGCTTAATACAATGACAATTGCTTCGGCAACAACAGCAAGCGGTGGTTATGACTTATCATCGAATACTACAGATGATGTAACAGAAGGTGCAAGCAATCTTTACTTTACATCTGCAAGAGTTGATACAATATTTAATGGCAAGACTACTTCTAATTTAACAGAAGGAACAAACTTATATTATACTAATGCTAGAGTTGATGCACGTATACCAACTAACATAAGTTCATTTACAAATGATAGCGGATATTTAACAAGTGTAGGAACAATTAGTTATAATGATTTATCTAATAAGCCAACAATACCAACTAATAACAATCAGTTAACTAATGGTGCAGGATATATTACATCATTTACAAATACAACATATACAGCAGGCACTGGGCTTACTCTAGTAGGAACAGAGTTTAGAAATACTGCACCAGATCAAACTGTAAGTTTAACAGGATCAGGCGCTACAAGTATTAGTGGAACATATCCTAACTTTACTATTAGTAGCACAGACACAAACACCGATACAGACACAACATATACAGCCGGAAATGGGTTGACATTAACTGGAACAGAGTTTAAAATGAGTGGAAGTTATACAGGTGATTTTGGAGTAACTGGAGAATTATCAGTTGGAACATTAACCCCTGGACAAGAACTTACTGTTCAATCAACAAACCCAGGAGTTCGATTAAATGATACAACTACATCAGGATTATATCATGATATAGTTTCATTTGGTGACAACCTAAGATTTAATGCAGATGTAGGAAATGTTGAAGCAGATACACAAATACAATTTTATATTGATGATACTGAAAAAATGGTTCTTAGCAGTTCAGCATTATCAGTTACAGGAGAAATTACTGCATCAGGTGATGTTACAGCATTCTCAGATGAAAGACTAAAAAGCAACATAACAACAATAGAAGATGCATTAGACAAAGTTAAATCAATGCGTGGAGTTATGTTTGATAAAACAGATTCACTAACTGGTGAACTAAGACAGTCAACTGGTGTTATTGCACAGGAGACAGAAAAAGTATTACCAGAGGTAGTGCATAATGACGACAACACAGGCTATAAATCTGTAGCATACGGAAATATAGTAGGCGTTCTTATTGAAGCAATCAAAGAACAACAAAGCCAAATTGAAGATCTTACGAAGGAAGTAGAATTTTTAAAAGGCAAAAGATAATTAACCTTAAACACAACTTAAATATCGATTACGATAAATATAACTAGCAAACGAATGTTTGTTAACGTTAATAAACTCGAGGAGTAACAAATGGCATTACCAGCAACCGGATCACAAATTAGCATGAGCACAGTGCGTGACTACTTTGGACTAAGTGGAACAGTTTCACTATACCAACTAGGAACGTTTATCTCACCTAATGTGACAACCAACATTAAACTATCAGCCACGTTTGGCGGATGGCAAAACCCTAACTCAACAGGCGCATCATAAAATATATAATTTTATTAAAAACACTGTCAAGTAGCTCTTGACAGTGTTTACTTTATGTTGTATAATTAAACGAATACATAAAAGTATACTCAATACAGGAGAAAACTATGAGTTCAAGAACACGATTTGAAATAGAAACATTTTTGTTGGGAGCACACCCAACAGTAGAACGACAAGCATTAAACTTACAAAATGAGCTAATGCAAGCACGTTCACAGTCACACCCAGACTTAGCAATACTAGAAGCAGTGGCTACTGACTTTGTTGCTAAAAACGGCGAATTTGACGCTTTAATCAGCGGCATTGAATCGACTGAAGAAGAATATTGGACACAACGTCTAGCACGTTTGGCTGCAATTGATATTCTTACAATTGGTAAAGTTCAACCAGAGCATATGAATTACATGGCATCTTTATCTGATGATGCATTTGCTTCATCTGTAAAATCAGCTACTATGCTTGCTAAATCATTAAATGATTCAGTGCAAGAAATTGAAGCAGAACTTGGTTCAGAGCTTACTGATTAATTTAAATGGTAAGTATACCCAAGTTTATACAGAAACCTGACCCTACCTCAAATGTTGCAATATGCGTTCCAGTAAGGGACCTTGTGACATCCACATTTAGTTATAGTTTGGCTATGCTTATGAAAAAATGTGGTGAGAAAGGACAAAAAGTTTCTCTACATATGGTAATGGGCAGCGAAGTAGCAATGCAACGCCAACAATTAGTTGACGAAGTTTTAGAAACACAAGCAACACATATATTTTGGGTTGATAGTGATATGAAATTTCCAGTAGATGCATTATTTTCTTTGCTATCACATAAAAAAGATATTGTAGGAGCAAATTATAGCACTAGGGTAAAACCGCATAGACCAGTAGCATTTAAAAATGAAACCAATCTTGATAAAAGAGTTTTCGGAGGCAACGGTGTCGAAGAAGTATTTGCATTAGGCAGTGGTTTGTTATTGGTAAATAGATGTGTATATGAAAATATTCCTAAACCTCACTATAGCGTTGAATGGAATGATGACTATACTAACTTAATGGGCGAAGATATATATTTTTGCAAAAAAGCGTCAACACATGGATATATTTCACATGTTGACAATCAGTTAAGTGATAGAGTTGCACACATAGGCACAAAAGAATACACAATAAAAGGCGATTGTTATGATTAGCAAAACTTCAACAAATAATAATTTACTTAGTTTTAATGGACAAAGTGTAATTACACCTTGGGATAGATTAAAGAAATTTATTTTTACTCCATATCCAATAATTTACGTAGATCAAAAAACAACTGATACAGATTCTTTATCTGAACTTGCATCACAATATGCAGGTAAATCAGATATGGTTTGGGTTGTTCTTAAAGGAGCAACAGTAAACCCTAATTTTCCTTGGCACTATAAACCAAGTGATGTAGGACATAATGTTATACACAAATTTCCAAAGGTAATTAAAAGAACTGGACGTCCTGTAAATTGGGGAGACATTCAACTAGTTCCAACAGGTGGTGTAATACACGGAGCAGTAAAAAATAAAGTAATAGGATCTTATCACGAAGCAGACTTTGATATTGTTATGATCAGTTTCCATGAAGCAGAAGCAGATCAAAATTATCAAAAACTAAAAGTTCGTTTTCCAGATGCAATACATGTTAAAAATGTAGAAGGCATTGGTAATGCTCATAAAAAAGCAGGAGAACTTGCAAAATCAGAAATGGTATATATTGTTGATGCAGATGCAGATATTATGAATAATTTTTGTTTTGATTATATCCCACCAATGGCAAAAAGAGCTAATACAACATATGTATGGTTTGCTCGTAATCCAATTAATGATTTGGAATATGGATATGGCGGTATAAAATTATTTCCAAGACAACAAGTTATTGAAATGGGACATGTGTTACCAGACTTCAGCACAGGATCAGCATTTTATCAACCGGTTAGAGATGTTTCAAACATAACACGTTTTAATAGAGATCCATTTAGAACATGGCGTAGTGCATTCCGTGAATGTGTAAAATTATCATCACAAATTAACCCTAATTCACCTGTTAAAGAAACTGAAGATCGTTTAAAAACGTGGTGTGAAGTTGATAATGGTGGACGTTTTGGACGTTACTGTATTAAAGGTGCAAACGAAGGCAAAGCATACGGCATTCAACATAAAGATGATGTAGACGCACTAAACAAAATTAATGATTTTGAATGGTTACGTGAAAAATTTGTTGAAAGTATGAAAAAACGTATTAGTGCTGACTAACTTTATAACTATCTATGCATTTGCGTAGATAGTTTTTATTTTCTTTAAGAAATCCCTAGACTTACACTGTATCTTTGCACCTGGGTGCAAAGGCTTAGGCCATTTGCCTATATCAACCCAAGCATATCCATCGCTTTCTCCGTTAAGAACAGGAATAAACTCTTCCTTTACTATTACAACAAAACTGTTGTATATAAATCTACCATTACCACTTGTAAACTTGCTTATAGGAATAGTTTTTACTATTTCAGGCATCATGCCAATTTCTTCTTGTATTTCACGTCTTAGTGTTTCAATTGGGCGTTCGTCGTCTTCGCCCTTGCCACCAAAAAATCCCCACGTTTTAGAATGAGTAACTTTAGTGCTTCTAAGTTGTAATAAAATTCTTCCAGTTTGTGAGCTAAGAAAAATACAGCCACTTGCTTCTATCATTATAAGTAGATTCTCCAGAACCCTGCATTATATACAGCTTCATAACTATTAACCCATACTCCGTCTTTCCATTCTAATTGATCAAGAGATGCTAAGTTAATACAATAATGTATAGATGACTGATTTGCTTCAGAATCAAATACTACAGACCATCCACTTCCATCAAATTCTACAATATCATACTTATTAGCAGTTGATAAACCATTCCAATTTGAACTAACTGGTATTGCTTCCATTAGTAAGTATCTAACACCAATACTATTTGGAGCAGGAACAATTCCATCACCTGGATAATTTGTCATACCGTTTATTACACCAGTAATAGGTGGTAATGTGTTAGTAGGTAACGTAGTTTCATCTATTGTTACAGACAATTTTGCAGGATCATTTGGATGTTCGTATAATTTACCTATAATATCATTTTCTGTATCATCTGGATCTGAACTTTTTCTTAGTCTAAGTTGACTAATGCCAGGTCGTAAAGCACCAAATCTTTTTAAGTCTTCTTCCCACGAAATAGCTACATCATTTGAATCTAAATTAGATCCATCAAGAGCAAGCAAAGTTACATTACCGTCTTCGTATTTAATTTTTCTATTTTCAAATGTAACAATAGTATATTCTACTGAAGACCTATTAAAAGGTTTTTCTTCTCTAAAGTTATCTAAGTCTGCATCATCTAAATTATACATTTGATTAATGATTGTATGTATAAGCCTTTGTTGTTTAACTTTAGCAGGCGGATTAATTAATACAGGCATATCAAATTGAATAGAAGCAACATCAATAATATCATCAATGCTACTACCAACAGTTCTGGTGCTCCATGTAGTGTTTTTCATTTCTACATAACTTAATGAACTCCAGTCAAACGGGTTAGCTGATGTTTTTATATCTAGTGTTGGATTGAATAATACTAATATTTGTTCCATTAGTTGTAATTTTTGTTCTGTATTAGAAGTCCATATATCACAATTCATTGATAAAACATATGTAACTGGTTTATGTCGTTCTATGGTGTATCTATTGCCAGGTTCGTTTGAATATTCACCGGTTATATCATTATATTTTTTCTCTACAACTTGAACTTTATCTACATGTGATGGTAGTGTTCTTAATTCTGGTGCCATTGCTAAGTTAGTAACATAACAACTAATAAATGGAACAGTGTTAACAATGTTCTCTGAGTTTTCTCTGGTTATGTGTGCAGCCATACGATTAATATCACCATAGCGAACAGGAACTAATTGCATTTCTGCTAAGCCTGTTTCATCTTTGCCCATTTGCACACTAAATCCACTAAACAATCTTATAAACTGCTGAATGTATCTTCTAATTTGCTTATCGTAAAAATATTGTTGCTCTGCCATTGTTTATTCCTAAAAGTCTGAATCTAGCCCTTTTTTCTTTGGGTCCATTACTTTACTTAATGCTTGACGTTCTGGTTCTTCTTTATTATCTACAACTGTTGTTGCATCATTATTAATAAAGTCTCCAGCATTGTAAGTTTTATCTGACCATGTTTTGTCTGTAATATTATCATATAGTCTATGCCATCTGCTACCCCTAAACACAAACAATCTATTAGGAGTAAAATCATTTCTTATGAAGTAAGTTCCATCATTTGGATCTTGTGGGAACTGGTCACCTTGTTCTAATATTTCTCCGTGTTCGTATTCAGCAGGAGCATTGTCATCAACACCAAACAAGTGTTCAGCTAATGGCAAGTTATTTGGATTGGCCGCTTCTGCAGAAGCCACAATAGCATTACTAATGTTAAGTTCAGTTTCGTATGAACTAAGGCTTTGTTTTAAACTATCTGGATCACTAGCAGTTCCAAGTATATCTGCATATTCTTGTGTATCTGTTAATGGTGCTACTTTAACACGCCAAATATGTGGATACCAAGTTTGTGAAAATCCTTCACTTCCTCTTGCGGCATCTTGCACAACATAAAATTTATTAACTGCATCTCTGTCATGGCTTAATAATAAATCATCTCTTAAATGAGGCAATTCAATTACATCACCTGGCATTAATCTTCTACCAAGTTTTTGAACCATGTCGTTAATATGAAATGTAATAAACAATGTATCGTTTGTTAAAAACAAACCAAACTGTGTTAAATCAAAGTCATTATCACTTACATTATATACGCCTCGCAGTTCAAAAATATCTGGATCGTATTTACGATCTCTATTTTCCATAAACAGCAAGTCTTGTATATTAGTTTCGTCTACTAAACCTTCTGGATTAAGTTCTGCACCAGATAACATGTCTTTTTGTGTGCCACTACTGTAGTTAGGTTCACTTGGATCATCATTTGAAGGGTCGCTTTGTGGCCCAAGATACTTATGAACATGTATAGATGTGCCACCAATTAAAAATTGTTCGAGAATACTTCTATCCATGAACTTATAATCGTTGCTTTTGTATGGTTTATATAAACTGAGTCTTGGCATATGTGTTTCCTATTATATACAGTATTTATGACTTACGAACTTCCAAGATGCTAAATAGTTATATGCGTAGTTAATCTTAACTAGCATTATATAGAGGAAAAATTATGTTTAGATTTTTTACAGTAAAAAAATGGGCTTTATGGTCCTGGCTAGGATCAGCAATAATCCTATCATCGCTTTGGATACAAGTCGAAATTGATGTTAAGATTAACGAATGGTTTGGCCAATTTTATGATATGATTCAAAAGGCATTAGCAACACCCAATGCAATCACCATAGGTGAATATTGGGGCAGTTTAGCAAGTTTCTTATACTTAGCGGCTATCTATGTAGGTATCGCAGTAGTAGTAAGTTTCTTTACAGCACACTATCTATTTAGATGGCGCACAGCAATGGTCGAATGGTATCATAGTGTATATGACAAAGCTAGAACTATTGAAGGCGCCGCTCAGCGTGTGCAAGAAGATACTATTAAGTTTAGTCGTATTATGGAAGGTTTAGGAACAAGTTTTATTGAATCAATTATGGTTCTAGTTCAGTTCGTTCCTATTCTATTAGGACTATCAGTTGGTATTCCTATCTTCTTCTTTGGTGATTGGCAATATGGACTTGTTACAGGTGCTATTGTTTGGTCAGTAGGTGGAACATTATTCTTAATCGCACTAGGTTGGTTACTACGACTTGTGGGTGTTGAATATGACTTACAGAAGAAAGAAGCAGCATATCGTAAGATACTTGTTATTGCAGAAGATGATGAGACAGTAAGACCAAAAACTATTAACGAACTTTTCCAAGATGTTCGTAGTATTCACTTTAAGTCTTATTTGCGTTATTTGTATTTTAATGTAGGACGTATTACATACTTACAAGCAAACGTATTAAGTGCTTATGTGTTCCTAGCACCAGCTATTGTAGCCGGCGTTGTAACACTAGGTGTAATGCAACAGATTATTAGAGCATTTGGTAGAGTTGAAGGCTCAATGCAATATCTCTTTAGAGCGTGGCCAACACTTATTGAGTTAATGAGTGTGTTCAAACGTTTAAGAGAATTTGAACGACAAATCAACGAAAAATAAAGAAAAATTGTAACTAATTGAAAACCCAGGATTCTTTTCTTGGGTTTTTTCTTGACAAACGCACCAAGATATCTTATACTGTATAAGTAAGTTAAGCAAAAAGGAATTAAAATGCTAAATGAAACTGTAAAGTTTGAAGATATGCCAGCTGATGTAATTGCACTAGAAGACGTTGTATTTGAAGACGTTGATCAAGAAACATTAGACAACGAAGAATAGGTTTGCAACCGTCCTGGTTGACAAAACCAATAAACTGTATTACTATAATTGCAAGACTTTTATCATAGGAGATTAAAATGGCAACAACGAATATTAAGCCTCGAAAAAAGAAAAAGGTTGTCAGAGGTGCTCCACGTATTAAACGAGGCGCTAAACTTGATTCACCATCATGGGAAGGATGGGAAGATTGGACAGGTGAAGAATTTCACCGCAAGTCAACACATGCCCGTGAATGGTATTACCACAATTATAAACCTGCAGATCTTTATCCAGCCGTTGGCGCATGGATGATACAACAAGGTGATGAGTTTACCAAAGAAGATATAAAAGCAGTTAAGGCAGCACCTGGACATTCGCTAAGTGTAACAGCAGGTATTACAGCAAAACTAATATTAAGTGGAATGCCAGAGTATAACGAAAAAGCAGATGAATATTGGCAGTCTTTACCCGGCACAATGGGTAACCTAAAACCACTTGGTGATTTTTTACGAAAGCAAATTAAAATTGCAATAAAAGCCGGAAAACCTATACTTGAAGCTAAACAAGAAATTGTAAAAGAAAAAGCAAACACATATCAACCTACTATACAAGAACGTATGCGTGAAGCATGTATTGTAATGGCAGATGACATTGAAAATTTTGTAAATACATACCTATCTGAATATGATACACAGTTACTAAAAGATTTTGAACCAGTAAAAATATTACGGAGAGAAAATTGCAAAGCCGGACATGCACGATTAATTAAAACATGGTATCAAGGCGAGCGTGATGAGATTTATGATTTAGTTAACTTTCCTACTACAGCTAAACTAAAGAAAATGAGCGAGTATGAACAAGATATGTATGCTCAACTTAAAGAAGGATACAATCATCTATCAGCCAAGCAAACAAAAACTCTATTAGAAATGTATCAGCGTATTGTAGATGCATGTGATATTATTTCTGTAGAAAGTAAAGCACAACGCAAGCCACGTAAAGCTAAACTTAAGACAGCAGATCAACTTGTTAAAAAACTTAATTACAAACTAAGTGACAGTAACTATGGTATTGCAAGTGTTCCACCTGAAAAAATTATTGGAGCCAATATTGCATTGGTGTTTAATTGTAAGAATCGTAAAATTGGTTTGTATTATGCAAGTAATGTTGATCCACTAAAACTAGGTAGAGACGGATCAGGACTAAGTGTTAAAGGAACAACAATACAAGGTTACAACGAAGAAAAAAGTGTGCAACGAACAGTTCGTAAAACAGATGAGTTCTTACCACAAATTAAAAAGACAACCAAGTCTAAAACAGAGAAGTTGTTTCAAACACTGAAAACAACAGAAACAAAACTTAATGGTCGCTTTAATAATGAAACAGTGATATTGGCAGTATTCTAATGTTTACATATATTAATCCTTATGAAATATTTGACAAGGATAGTAGTGAAAACCTTGGTGTAATTATAGATTGTAAAAATACAGAAACTCCTTCACTTGATATGGACTTAGATCAAAAGCTAGGACTAGTATCACTTGAATCTGCCAGACAAGTTGGTTTTAAAAATATTGTATTATTTGAAGATAGACTCGATTTTGATATTGCAGTTCAGGAACTTGTCAAAGAAGGAGTAGAAAAAATTATATATGTATTCTCTGGTGCACTTTTTGGAAATAAAAGTCCATTCTGTGTTAAGAGATTCCCACATCTAAGTGCATGTGTAATAGATAACTTTGCATTTAGAAAATTCTTTATATTTGAAACTGACAAGTATAAATTTTTTGATATTAGAGATCCTTTTTTAGGAAATATAATAGACGAATTAACACATGTAACACCCGAGTTGTTAGACCTAGCGTATCTAAATCCATATGAAGATAATTATAAGTTTTTAGAAGATTTAGCAAATAGACAAATACCTAATATAGGAAATCTAACTACTACTTCTTATCATGATAAAGAAATTGCAAAATCAATGATAAAATTCTCCGAGAATATATTTAAATGAGTGCATACAATGATTTTGTAAGATGGTATGAAAATCATATAAACTCTGGCGGTAATATAGGAACACTAGATGGAGACACAATTTACTCTACAGAAGTCCAAGCCACTAATAGTCTTTCTGATTACGTAACGTATGTTAGAAACAATTGGGAAGAGATTAACAATAACTATGATTTTTATATTAATGATTTACATAATTTTATGTGGAACCCCACAAGTGAAAATTGTAGATGTCTAATACAATTGTTATGGATGGCAGACCAGGAAATACACTACAAGCCAGTGGGCTATGCTCGTCAACATGATACATTTAATTTTCACCCAGGTCGAAGTAGATGGTATGGTAGATGGGCACAGAAAAAATCTACAGAAGTTATCTTTTTAGATTATAAACTACCTAACAGTAACATAGTATACAAACCATTTGAAGATGTTAATGAAGCATGGAACGGTTTAACTTATACCTCACATACACCCGATATAATTAAAACTTGTAGTTTTAAAACTGATAATCTAATTGACACCACATATGAAAGTGATATGGATTATTACAGAACTACAGATTTTGAGCAAATATTGTTTATAGAAGATATAAAAGATGATTGTTATCCATTGTGGCAACAAGCATCTAAACAATATCTCACTGAATGCTTAGAGAATCCTATTAGATATGGTAAACGTATGTTAAATATCTAAGTTACTATGATAAATACATAGTAAGGAAAAGAACTTCCAGGAGAATGTATTCATGAGCAAAAAAGCAGAATTACAAAAAGAAATTGAACTTCGTTTAGGCGGAGGAATGGTCGATGTTGAACTTGATCCAGAACACTACGAACTTGCCATTAAGAAAAGCCTAGAGAAATATAGACAACGAAGCGAAAATGCAGTTGAAGAAAGTTTTATTGTATTAGAACTTTTAGAAGACCAAAGCGAATATACATTACCAAACGAAGTTATTGAAGTGCGTGATATTTATAGACGCACCACAGGTGTAAGTGCAGGTTCAGGCAATGACTTTGAACCATTTCAATCAGCATATATGCAAACATACTTACTTGGATCATCACGTAAAGGTAGTTTAGCTACATTTGACTTCTTACAACAAAGTAGAGAAACAATGGGCCGCTTGTTTGGAGCAGAGCTTATGTTTACTTGGCGTCCACAAGATAAAAAACTTATTATACATCGTAAACTTAAAGCAAATGATAATGCAGTTCTTTGGTGTTACAACTATAGAACAGATGAAGGCTTAATTAGCGATCAATATGCAGGTCCTTGGCTTAAAGACTATTCACTATGTCATGCAAAACTTATGATAGCTGAAGCACGTGGTAAATTTACACAGATTGCAGGACCACAAGGTGGAACTACAATGAACGCAGATCAGCTTAGAACTGATGCAATGGCAGAAATAGATAAACTAGAAACCGAGCTAACATTATATAATGATGGACAAAGCGGCTTAGGTTTCGTCATTGGATAATACTTGACAAATTCCTAATATTCTACTATAATATATAAAAGTTATAGGAGATTTCATTGAAAAAAGTAATTGGTATATGTGGACTTATTGGACACGGCAAAGACACAGCGGCCGGATTCTTAATTGAAGAAGGGTTTCAACGTATTAGTTTTGCAGGTGTGCTAAAAGATGCATGTGCTAACATATTTCAATGGGATAGAATACTACTAGAAGGCAATACTCCAGAAAGCAGAGTTTGGAGAGAAACTGTTGATGAATGGTGGGCCGATCGTTTAAGTATTCCTAACTTCACACCCAGACTAGCACTACAGCAAGTAGGCACAGACGTTATGCGTAGACATTTTCATCCAGATATATGGGTAGCGGCATGCGAACGTCAAATTGCAATGACAGATAAAAACGTTGTTATTAGTGATTGTAGATTCTTTAATGAATTAAACGTAATAAAACGTTTTGGCGGAACTACCGCAGTTGTTTGGCGAGATAGTGAACCTGAATGGTGGGGATCTGCTTGTAAGGCAAATATAGAACATGCACCACATATTATGGAAACACAATATCCAAGCGTTCACCCTAGTGAATGGAGTTGGGCAGGTTGGACATTTGATAGACAGATTAATAATGTAGGCACACTGGAAGATTTACGCCAACAAACACTAAAATACCTGTTATAAAGTATATACTTAACTCTGTAACCACCCCTTTTTAAAGCACCTACGATAAATACATGTAGACACGATTCTACGTTTTTAATAAAGGAGCTAAATTATGGCAAATCTTGTTTCACCTGGAGTTCAGGTAACAATCACAGACGAATCAGTTTACGGTCCAACTGGAACAGGCACAGTACCAATGTTATTCATTGCTACAGGCCAAGACAAGGTTGACCCAACTGGCACAACGGCTATAGCAGCACAGACTGTTAAAGCAAAGGCAGGTAAACCCGTATTAGTAACATCACAACGTGAATTAACACAAAACTTTGGTAATGTGGATTTTCATAAAGTAGGCGGCTCTGTCGTTCAAGGTGATGAAACTAATGAATACGGACTATTAGCCGCATATTCATTTTTAGGACAAAGCTCAGCAGCTTATATTGTTAGAGCAGATGTTGATTTAACAACATTGCGTCCACAAAGCTCAGCACCAACTGGTCCTGCAGCAAATAACACATATTGGATTAACCCAAGCAAATCTAACTGGGGGCTATTTGTTTATGGCGCCAATGGTTGGGAAGCAGTTACTCCAACAGTAGAAATTACAGACGGTTCAGCACCATCGGCAGCAGTTGTTACAGGTGGATACCTAGTAGCAGTAGCAGCCAAATCTGGAACTACTGAAATCGAATACTATAAAGAAAGCGGCGGCGCATGGGTAACAGCAGCAATTAATACATTTGCACCACACTACAGTGAACCAGCTTCACCAAGTGTTGGAGACGAATGGGTTAAAACTACTACACCAGGCAGTGGCTTTAAATTAGACATATCAAAATACACAACAGCAGCAGGTTCATTTGTAGCACAACCAGTTCATTATGCAGACGATAATGCACCAGACGGAACTACAAGTGACATTTTCCAAAACGGAACATCTGCAACAGCTAGAACATTAGCTGAAGGTGATTTATGGTTAGATCACGCAACAGACGAACTTGTAATTAAAGTTTATACTTCAGGCGCATGGGCTAACTTAGTTGTAACAGCAGCGTCAACAATGCCAACAGGAACACCTGTTAACGGCACTGTATGGCATGATGGTGATATCAACGAATTAGCAATTTTTGAAGTTGCACTTGATGGTGGAACACAAAAATGGCAACGTGCAACTAACGTAGCATACGGAACAGGTGCACCAGCAGTAGGCGGTGTAGGCGATTATTGGGTCGACACTGACGAAGCAGGCTACCCAGCAATTTACCGTTCAAACGGTGCTTCATGGGTTAAGAAAGACAATGCAGACCAAACAACATCAGCAGGTGTCGTATTTGGCGATATTACAGCTAACGATACAACAGCAGGTGGTTTTGAAGGAACATTATTAGCAGGTTCTCCAGATCCATTGTTACACCCAGTTGGAACAACTGGTATTAACATGTGTCGTTCAGGTGGAACAGTTAGAATGTATAATTCAGCACTAACAACAACTTGGAAATGGCGTAACCATGCTCCAGCACAATTTGATGGATCAGGTTCATTTGGTAGACATGCTCAAAGAGCAGTTGTAGTAGCGGCAATGCAAGCAAGTGCAAGTGCTTCAGAAATACTTGAAGAAACAGTAGCATTTAGCTTAATAGCAGCTCCAGGTTATCCTGAAATGACTGACGAAATGGTAACAGTAAACAGTAACCGTAACGAAACAGGTTTTGTTATTATTGATGCTCCATTACGTGCAAACCCAACTCAAGCAGTTGATTGGGTAAAAGGCGTAGGCGTAACAGCAAATGGCGAATCAGGACTAGCTACTAAGAATACTTACAGTGCGGTTTATTATCCACATGCATTAACAACTAACCCAGCAACTGGCGACAACGTTGTTGCTCCAGCATCACACATTGCATTATATACATTTGCATACAGTGATAACGTGAGCTTCCCATGGTTTGCACCAGCAGGCTTAACACGTGGTCAAGTTCAAAATGCAGCTAATGTTGGACATTTAACAGCAGAAGGTGAATTTAAAGCAGTATCACTTACACAAGGTTCTAGAGATGCAATGTATCTATCTAAACTAAACCCAATCGCAAGATTCCCGGCAGAGGGTGTTGTAGTATTTGGACAAAAAACATTAAGTCCAAGTGCATCAGCATTAGATAGAGTTAACGTAGCAAGACTCACAGCTTATTTAAGAGAACGTTTTGCCGTAATAGCAAGACCTTTCTTGTTTGAAGCAAATGATGAAACTACAAGAACTAATGCAAAAGCAACATTTGATGGATTTATGGGTGGTGTATTACAAACTAGAGGAGTTTATGACTTCGCAGTAGTATGTGATGAAACAAACAATACTCCAGCAAGAATTGATGCTAATGAATTTTGGATTGACGTGGCAATTGAGCCAACTAAATCAGCAGAGTTCATTTACATTCCAATTAGAATTGTAAATACTGGCGAATTAAGCTAATATCTTGTATTATCTACAGTAAGATACGAATAAGGGCTACTTTTTAAAAGTAGCCTTTATTTTTTTTGTCTAATATGATAAATACAATATATAGAAAAACTTTAAAGTTTTTCTAGTAGAAGAAAAACTTATACAGTTTACAAGGAGAAAATATAATGGCTGTAACACAACAATTTGGCGTACCAGACGCAAACGGCGCCCATGCTACATTAATGCCAAAATTACAATATCGCTTTAGAGTGACATTTAGTAATCTTGGGTTGGCAACAGGTGCTAACACTAATACTACTACACAAAACGTTATTAGTGTAGGTCGTCCTTCATTAACACATGAAGAAGTAATTATTGATTCATACAACTCTAAAACTTATCTAGCAGGTAAGCATACATGGGAACCAATTACATTGGTAATGCGTGATGATATGAATTCACATGTTATTAAAGCAATTGGTAATCAATTACAAGAGCAAATGGATCACACTTCTCAAGGAGCACTTGCACCTGATCAAGCACACGCAGGTAATGTGTATAAATTCAATATGAAAATTGAAACCCTAGATGGCACAGCTAAAGCTGATCCATATGATACATGGGAATTAGCTGGATGTTACTTATCAAACGTTCAGTATGGTGATTTAAACTATGGCACAAGTGATTTAGTGCAAGTAACAGCAACTATCCGTTATGACAATGCTAGTAACAAGATAACTGGTACTAACACTGAAGCTGATACCTTATCAAAAGCAGCACCTGAATAAGCATAAGCAGTAAGATTTCAAATCTTACTGCAATTGTTTAGTTTAAGGGAGGTAACGTCAATGAGATTTAACAAAGCGTATGACCTATACAATCAAGGTCAAACAGTTGAGATTACGAAAGGTGTGCCGAGGAGCAAATACGTATTCACGGCCAGCCTTAGTCATATCGGAACAACTGGCACCGCACTTGAAACATTAAATCTAGATAAAATAGCAAGCGTTACAATGCCAGGATGGAGTTCGGCGTCAACTACATTGAACTCTTACAACCGTAAAAGAGTTGTTCAAACTAATTACGATTATTCACCAATTACACTCGTCGCGTATGATACAAGAGACCCAGCAGCCATTGAGTCTTTTCTCAAAAATTATTCAAACTATTATTACGCAGGACCAATGAATGTTAATAATCAATTAGATCATATAGCAAGCTCAAAAGGTTTTAAATTACAAGAAAGCCGTAATTTTATTAAAACATTAGACATAGTAAGAATGGGAAGTAAAACTGATATAAACAATATAACAATTTACAACCCATTCATTACTGACATACAAGCAGATAATTTAGATTATTCAGATAGCCAACTAGTTCAATACAGATTGACTTTCGTATACGAAGGCTTTGACATTAGATCTACAAATTCAGGACAGTAACTTATGCCTAAATACATGCAAGGCATATATGAGGTTTCTAATCCAGGTAAATACTTAGGTAAAAAAGCACCACGTTATAGAAGTGGATGGGAACTAGCAGTATTTCGCATGTGTGATAATCATCCAGCCGTATTGGGTTGGGGAAGTGAAACACACAGAATTCCATATAAAAATCCACTTACAGGAAAACAAACAGTTTATGTTCCTGATATACTAATGGTATACAAGGATGCAAAAGGTGGAAACCACGCAGAGATGGTTGAAATAAAACCAGCAAAGCAAACATTAGGTGAAGCTAAAACGCAAGTAGATAAAGCACAGGCAGTTGTTAATCATGCTAAATGGACAGCCGCTAAAGCATGGTGTAAGCAACAAGGAATGGGTTTTAGAGTAATAACCGAAAATCAAATTTTTAATAAACCTACTCGTTCTAAAAAGAGGAAGAAATGACAAAAAAATTAGAAGAAGAATTTAACTTACCGTCTATTGAAGAATTAATGCCAGATATTGAACCTGAGGAAGAAACAGAACCAACTGTAGAAGAAACTCAAAACGAAATAGTTAAATATAAAGATGATTTAAGCATTGCAGAACGTGCCGATGCAGCACTTCCTATGGTAACAGGAATGGAAGAGCTCGATAGAGAAATGGATGCATATGCATCAAAGGCTATGGCAACATTTGATGATTTAGTAGATTTAGGTAGAAATGTAGAAGATAGACATGCTGCACCAATATTTGATAGTGCAAGTAAAATGCTGGCAGCCGCATTACAGGCCAAACAAGCCAAAATGGACAAAAAAATGAAAATGATTGAACTACAAATGCGTCAACAACGAATACAGCAAGAAGAAAAGAAAACTGATGCATATGTAAAAGATAAACTCGGAACCGATGATGATACTGAAGAAGCAACAGGACGTATTATTGGTGATAGATCAGAGTTATTAGCTGAAATCATGACTAAAATGAAGAATGATGATAAATAGTATTATGGAGAAGACATTATGAAATCATTTACACAATATCTAGCAGAATCAGATAAGACTTGGAAATTCTGCATCAAAACAGTTCATCAATTAACAGATGAGCAATGTGATCGCATAGAGAACCACTTAATGAAATATGACTCTAAAGGACTTAGTGGTGAGAAGAAAACAATCCTACAAAGCACACCTAGAGACTTCCCTCAACACAGAGGTTATGAAGTATACATGTATGAATTTGAAACAAATAGAATCGTAACAGCAAATCAAGTTCAAAATGAAATTGGAAACATGTTAGGATTAAGAGATGGTGTGTTAAAGGTAAGAAGTGAACACGAAACAGATGTTGATATAAAAGAAGAACATTTTGAACCAGACGAAGTTCCAGCAAAAGACATGTCAGGTGATGAGTATAATGCTTCATTAATTAAAGAACTATTAAAGTTACGTAAAGAAAAGGAAAAAGGCAATGAGTGAATTAGAGAGAATATTAAAACTTGCTGGTAGCCAAGCACAGGTTGAAGAAACACCAAGCCCGGCTCCTGAAGCAACACAAAGAGAAATGAAGCCAGTGGCACAAGAAGCAGTTGGCGAATTTGCAGAACCAATTTATGATTTAATTGATATGCATTTTGAAGGCGACTGTCAACCAGTATTTGACGATTTAGTTCGTTATTTAAGTGGCGATCAAATTGAAGATTTTGTTGCAGACTTTAGACGCAACCATGATTTAAATGACATGGGTGATGACATGGACGAACAATACTTAAAAGGATCAGACTACAAATGTAAAGATTGCGGCGACACAATGCATGAACCAACTACAGATTGTTCACATGATTCACATGATGAAAAAGGTGACTGGTGGGTTGACAAAGACGGCAACGGTGTTCCAGATTCATTAGAAGAAGCGCCAAACGAAGGCAATGAATTCTCAGGCGAATTAGCAAAAGCTAAAGCGGCCAATAAGAAAGAATTTGAAGTTGACGGCAAAAAATACAAAGTAGAATCTGAAGAAGCAGATACTGACGCAGAAGAGCTTGAAGAAGAAGTTGAAGAGCTTGAAGAAGTAGCAGTAGCCGAAAACGATAAAGAAGAATTAGAAGAATCTCCAACAATGGATACTACACAGTTAGTTGTTATGATGAAAAACGCAGGTTTATCAGAAGATGCAATTAATGAAAAATTAAACGAATGGGCAAACACACCAGAGGGTGCAGCTGAACAAGAAGCTACATCACACGGTGAACCATACGAAAACTTTGCACAAAGCGTTAACCTAAGTTTGAAAAAATACTTAGATGCTGAAAGCATGAAAGTAGGAATCAAAGAACATACAGTAGAAGATCTTAAAGAAGCCTACAAAGCTAAAAAAGAAAAATAAAAGTTAACTTCCCTCAGGTGAATAACACAACGGTGTAGTTTTAATTAACTACGCCGTTTTTCTTGACTAAATAGTATTATGAGTGCAGATACAAAATTAACCAAAACCCCATATCAAACAGAAAAATTTACAGAAGAAGACTTATTGGAGTTGGCCAAGTGTGCTGAAGATCCAAAATACTTTATGATAAATCATTGCTGGATTCAACACCCAACTAAAGGTCGTGTAAAATTTGAACTGTTTGAATATCAAAAAGAACTTGTAGACTGTTATCATGACAATAGATACAGTATTGCATTGGTAAGTAGACAAATGGGTAAATCAACAGCGGCAGCAGGATACCTATTATGGTATGCTATGTTTGTTCCTGATCAAACTATTCTTATAGCGGCACACAAATATAGTGGTGCTAGTGAAATTATGCAACGTATACGTTTTGCATACGAAACACTTCCAGATTTTATACGTGCAGGTGTAACAAGCTACAACAAAGGTAGTTTAGAGTTTGATAATGGATCACGTATTATTGCACAGTCAACAACAGAAAATACTGGACGTGGTTTGTCTATATCATTAGCATACTTAGACGAATTTGCATTTGTGCGTCCTAACATAGCCAAAGAATTCTGGACAGCACTATCTCCAACATTATCAACTGGTGGTAAATGTATTATTACAAGCACACCAAACCAAGATGATGACCAATTTGCACAAATTTATAGAGAGGCAGACAAAGCCCAAGATGAATTTGGAAACAATACAGAAACAGGATTAGGTAAAAATGGATTCAAAGCCTTTAATGCTGATTGGAAATACCATCCAGACAGAGATGAAGAATGGGCAGAAGAAGAGCGTAATAAAATTGGCGAAGAACGTTTTAGACGTGAACATTTAAATGAATTTATTGCGTTTGACGAAACACTTATTGACAGTATTAAACTATCTCTAATGGAAACAAAAGAACCATATGCTAAAATGGGGCAAGTGCGTTGGTATAGGCCTATACGCAAAGACAAGATATATATGACAGCATTAGATCCTAGTTTGGGAACAGGTGGTGATTCGGCTGCTATACAAGTGTATGAAATGCCAGGAATGAAACAAGTAGCAGAATGGCAACATAATAAAACAACAGTTCAAGGGCAGATTAAAATACTACGTGAAATACTGATGTATATAGAAACTGAAACAGATGGCGAAGCAGAACAATATTATAGTGTAGAAAACAATACATTAGGCGAAGCCGCATTAGTTGTTATATCAGAAACAGGAGAAGAATTCTTTCCAGGCACATTTTTAAGCGAAACAAAACGACATGGCAATGCACGTAAGTTTAGAAAAGGATTTACAACTACACATAAAAGTAAGATTACTGCATGTAGTAAACTAAAACATTGGGTAGAAACAGATAAGTTAGAAGTAGCAAGTAAAAATTTACTAGGTGAAATGAAAGTTTTTATTGCACGTGGTAATAGCTATGCCGCAAAAGAAGGCGAACACGATGACCTAGTAATGTCATTAATATTAATAGTGCGTATGGCACAAGAAATTGTTAACTACGAAGAAGCAGCATTTGAATACCTAGTAGATGACGATGATGACGATTTTATGCAGCCTATGCCTTTTAGTATGTTGTAATTTTTACGTTTTGGCATAAATAGTATAAAGAGGAACACAATGAATAAAGTTGCAGAAGAAATATTTAATATTATAAAAGGCGCCAATTACGATGTGGTGTTATTTACTGACGCTGGCGAAAAAACACTAGATTCAGCAGAAGCAACAAGATTTTATGTTAAACAACATGATATGATGGTTTCATTACGTTCAGAAGATAACAAGTTAGAATTACTGGTTCAAGTAGGATCAGATTTTGACATTAACACAAATAAGCCACTATTAAATAGTTTTAAAAGTGCGGTGCATAAACAAATGGGTGAATATACAGTGAAAAGATTTGATAAAAACATAGAACCAAAAGACTTCTCGCATCAAAGTGTTACTGAAGGATTCAGTAGAGCATTTGGTAGCGTAAAAACAAGTTACATACAATTAGAAAACGCAAGATTAATTATTAAGCACAGTAAAGGTGTTAATGAAGAAAAGCGTGGAGCAAGAAGCAGAAATATACACAGTCTGTTTATTGAAAATGCAAATAAAGAACAAACAAGATTCCCATACAAATATATGGCAGGCGCTAAAGCTATGGCCATGCATGTTAACCATGGTGGAACATTTGAAGATGCTAAAGGCACAGGCATTATGAATATGTGCAAAGAAGCAACAGAAATGGCACAGTTCCTTACACATGTAAGAACAAACAAACTAGTTAACGAAGGCAATGCTAACGTAGTTGAAACTATCAAATCGCAACTAAAAAGCATTAAAGAAACAGTAAAAGGTCTACAAACACTAAGAGGCTATAATAGTTACCAAACAAAAGAAATAGTAGAAACTGAAGAAAATTCGGTTGACATATCTGATAAGTTCTTGTATAATACATTTGAGACTGTAGACATGAATGAAGTCCTTTCTACGGTATCTCGCATTTTTAACGAACGTGAGGGTAAAGATACTATGCATGATAAACTATTAAATGATACAATGGCTATAATCAAATCCGGTGATGATCTTAAATTAAATATTGACGCAAACGATCCAGATAACCCTAATAACGAAGATCCAGTAAAATGGAGCGGCGGTATGGGCCCACTTGCTAAGTTAAGTGCAATGTTATCTTATATTGGTATGACAACTAAGAACGATGAATTATTTAATGTGTTAACACAGATGAGTAATGATGTTCATGATATGAAAACTAATAATACAATGTTAGCGGCAAAAATTGCTAACTTCTTGTATAAAAAGGGATCAGCAACAAAAATGGAAGTAGCTGTAACAACAGAAGAATCTATTACAGATTCTGTAATTGCAGAACTTCGTAAAAGAATTTCCTAAAATAATTGGGAATAGTGCTTGACAGTAAGCACTTAAAGTAGTATACTGTATAGGCTAACAAAGGCAAAACAACTGTATGCAAGTGAATTGTATACTTTATAAAACTAATAAAGGCTATCATAGGCTAACAAAGGAGAAATACTATGGCAACATTAGCAGAAATCCGTGCAAAACTACAAGCACAGGAAAACAAAGGCCCCAAAGGCGGGCAACAAGGCGGCGACAACGCCATCTTTGCACATTGGAACATTGCAGAAGGTTCAAGTGCAACACTAAGATTCCTACCAGACGCAGATGAATCAAATACGTTCTTTTGGAAAGAACGTCAAATGATCCGTTTGAGCTTTCCAGGAGTCAAAGGCCAAGACGAGAACAAACCAGTAATGGTTCAAGTTCCTTGTGTTGAAATGTGGGGCGAGCAATGTCCTGTTCACGCAGAAATTCGTCCTTGGTTTAAAGATCCAGCTTTAGAAGATACTGCTCGTAAGTATTGGAAAAAGCGTTCTTATATTTTTCAAGGTTTTGTTACACAAAACGATTCACCAGAAGACAACACACCAGAGAATCCTATTCGTAGGTTTGTTATCTCACCTCAAATTTATAAAATCATTAGTGCAGCACTAATGGATCCAGAGTTTGAAGAGATTCCTACAGACTATGAAGCAGGAACTGACTTTAAAGTAGTCAAATCTAGCAAAGGTGGATATGCAGATTATAGCACATCTAATTGGAGCAGACGTTCACGTAGTTTAGATCAAACAGAGCGTGATGGAATTGCAGCAAATGGATTGCATAATCTAAATGACTTCTTACCTAAGAAGCCAGATGCAGATCATTTAAACGCTATCTTTGAAATGTTTGAAGCAAGTGTAAATGGTGAACTTTATGATGTAGACCGCTTTGGAGCGTTTTATCGTCCATACGGTGTAGACGCACCAACAAGTGCACCTAAGGTTGCACCAGCACCAGCGGAACAAGTTGCGGCACCTGTGGCACCTGCACCAGCAGTTGAAACAGCACCAGCGGCACCTGTTGCAGAAGCGGCACCAGTAACACCTCCACCAGCACCAGCACCTGCACCAGCAGCTGCAACAGCAGGCGAGGCGGCACCGAGTGCAGAAGACATTCTTGCAGCGATTCGTAATCGTAAGTAAATAACAAAACTTGGGCATGCACAAGCATGTCCAAGTTTCTTAGATTGGAGATATAAATGGCAAAACCTTTTGACGTAAGCAAATTCCGTAAAAGTATTACTAAAGCGGTGCCCGGACTAAGTGTCGGGTTTAATGATCCAGATACATGGATCTCAACAGGCAACTACACACTAAACAAATTAATCAGTAACGACTTTAACAAAGGTATTCCTTTGGGTAAAGTAACTGTTCTTGCAGGAGAATCAGGCGCAGGTAAAAGTTATATTGCGGCAGGTAATGTAGTTAAGGCAGCACAAGACCAAGGTATCTTTGTAGTGCTAATTGATAGTGAAAATGCACTTGATGAAAAGTGGCTACATGCACTTGAAGTAGATACTGCCGAAGATAAACTACTAAAACTAAACATGAGTATGATTGATGATGTCGCTCGAACTGTAAGTGACTTTATGAAAGATTACAAGGCAGAATATGCAGAAAAAGAAAAAGAAGAACGACCTAAGGTGTTGTTTGTTGTAGATTCTTTGGGTATGTTACTAACACCTACTGATGTTGATCAGTTTCAAAAAGGTGACATGAAAGGTGATATGGGTCGTAAGCCTAAAGCACTAACTTCATTAGTTCGTAACACAGTTAACATGTTTGGTGAGTTTAACGTTGGTATGTTATGCACAAACCACACATATGCATCACAAGATATGTTTGATCCAGATGATAAGATCTCAGGTGGTCAAGGCTTTATCTATGCAAGTAGTATTGTTATTGCAATGCGTAAACTTAAACTAAAAGTTGATGCAGACGGTAACAAAACATCACAAGTATTTGGTATTAGAGCAGCATGTAAAGTAATGAAAACACGTTATGCAAAACCATTTGAAAGTGTGCAAGTTGAAATTCCATATGAAACAGGTATGAGTCCATACAGTGGCTTAACTGAATTCTTTGAAGCAAAAGATGTTCTTAAGAAAAGTGGAAACAGTTTAGAATACATTAGCCCGGTAACAGGTGAAGTAATTAAAATGTTCCGTAAACCTTGGAATGCTAACAAAGACGGTGCATTAGAACTTGTAATGCAAGAGTGGGATATGCAACCAGATCACATAAAAGATAGTGATGGCGAACAAACTGACCAGGAGGTTATTAATGAATCTGAGTGATAACGATTTAGAGTTATTCTTACAAATTTTCGATAAAGCACTAGCACACATACCAGATAAAAATAAAGAAAAGTTTGCAGAAGACTATATCTTTACTTTAGATGATTATGGCGTAGATCTAAAAAGACATGCGGTTGAAATTGGCGACCACGATGAACTACTAGATCAAGCATTAACCGATTACTTTGAAGTCAATGATGATCATGATTCAGATGAAGAGTATGCAGAAGAATATTGGGAAGAAGAAGATTAATGAGTAACTGGTATCGTAAAGTTTCGCAGAACATGGCAGAGATAGTTTCGGCTATCTCTTTCTACGAACGTGAAATTGATGCCGCTAGGTTCGAGTGTGGTATGAAAGGTGTGTTAGAAAAACACAGTAGAGAAATGCCAGGTATTGTCGAACACAGATTTAATCAATTACAAGAAGTAGAAGCAATATTAGAACATCTAAATACAGAAATGCGTAAACTACGTAGTAGAACATTTCGTAAGTTTTTAGAAAATTACAACAAAGCATTAAGTAGCCGTGATGCAGAAAAATATGTAGACGGTGAACAAGACGTAGTAGACTTACAATATCTAATCAATGATTTTAGTCTAATACGAAACAAATATATCGGTATAATCAAGGCACTTGAAGCCAAAGGCTTTCAAATTAATAATGTAGTTAAACTACGTGCCGCAGGATTAGAAGATATTTCATTGTAATATAATTATCTAATTCAAATGATAAATATATTTGTAGCAAAGAGTTTTGCTACTCATCATTGATGATTGCATGATTATAACTGAGTAGTTATATTAACAGGTGCAACTCATTTATCCCTTTATATAAAGAATAAATGTATTCATAGTTTACAGTATGTAAACTTAAATCTAGTCAAATGGAGAATAACAATGACAACATCAACACAATTTGTAGCACAACTACAAAAAGACAACGAAGCACTTTTCGAAGCTTCTAAAATGAACGTGAAAGCGTATTTCGAAAGCAAAGACAATTCAATGGAAGCTCTAGTAGAGCATTTCACTGGTCGTATGGTTAATGAGCGTATGAACATGGTTGAAATTTCAAACCAAGTTGCGAACATGCCAGCGGACGCTGATCCAATTGAATTACAAAACCTTTCTAAGCAAGCGATGGACGAAGCAATCCACTTCCGTATGGTAAAAGAATGCATCGAAAAAATCACTGGTGAAGAATTAGACGTTGCTGACGCAATGGCTAAAGAAGCAGCAAAACCAACAGCCAAAGGTGCTGACTTACTAGAAGCGTATGAGGCATCTTCTGATGCAGCTGCACTTGCAGTATATCAAATCGTTGCTGAAGGCAGAGCGGCAGCAGTATGGTCACAAATGGCTGAAACAATCGAAGATTCTTTCATCGCTAAATCATATGCCAAAATTGCTTCAGACGAAGGTTTTCACAGCACAATCGGTGCAATGAAATTAGAAGAAATCGCTACTACTCCAGAAGTTCAAGCACACGTGCTTAACATCGTAGACGGAATGCGTAAAGATTTGTTTGAAGTTTCTTGTGCAAACACAGTTGAAGCAGCTGGTTCACGTGAACTAGTTAACGAAGCTTACGGTTGGTAATATATCGTAAATGAATATTGGGTTAACACAACGCATATTCTATTACAATGATATTGCGTATGATTGTCTAGAACACGGTTGGCAACAACTACTAGGCGGTCATACGCCCACTTCAATAGCAAACAATCCTGAACAAGATTTTACAAAATTAGTTAAAGATTTAGACTTTATAATCTTTACAGGTGGCGATGCTAGTCCTCTCAGATTAAAAACAGAAATACGTTTACTCACAGAATGTTATAAACAAAACAAACCTATACTAGGAGTTTGTCACGGAGCTCTTCTTATTAATCAACTAGAAGAAGGTGTTAATGTAGAGTGCGAAAATCATTATAATACAGAACATGATGTTTTAATGGATGATGAGATACATACAGTAAACAGTTTTCATCAAAATAAAATATTACAATTAGCTGACGGGTTTAATGTAGTTGCTACAACAAGAGGTGGCGACATAGAAGCATTCAAACATAGAAAAAGAAATATCTGGGGTGTAATATGGCACCCAGAACGTATGGTAAATACTGTATTACCAAAAGACTTAGAAAGGTTATTGTATGGAAAATAAAAATGAAAATTGGGGAGATAGTCGTTGGGAGTTTACCAAAGCTCAATCACAATGGCACTTTGATGCTTTAAAAGAAGGCCCACAAGATTACCAAAACGTATGCACGTTTGAAGGTGATTGGGATGATGCAGTAAACCAATGCTTAGGTAGAGTTTTAGACAGTTCATGGTCTAGTCGTAACCAACTAAGCAAAGATGATGATCATAGAACATATACTGCTGATGCAGAAGAACAAGATTTAATCCGTGCTGGTGCTGATCCAAAAATGGAAGTATTCTCACGCACAAAAGCAGAAGATTTTGAAGTATTCCAAAACATTGCAGCATACTTTGGCCTGGAAGAATATACAGTTAAATTCCACAATCAACGCACAGGACAAATGTTGCATTGGCATATTGATAACTTTGCAGGTCGCAAAGAACGTGGCAATACATTTACAGAAATTGAAGCTGATAAAAATCCAGAACTGATGAGACGTTTTGTAATCATGCTAGATGATTGGAAACACGGACAAGTGTTTGCATTAGGTAACAGCAATTGGCACCAATGGAAACGTGGCGAATGTATTACTTGGGAATGGCGTGATATTCCACATGCTACATGCAATATGGGTTGGGAAAACCGCCCTATGCTACAAGTAACAGGCTGGACAACAGAACAAACACACAGTATATTAAACGGTTCAAAAGAAACTTTAATAAAAGTTTAAAAAAAGGTTGACAAGTAAGACTTCTTACTCTATACTATAAGTATAAAGTTTAATTAGTAGGAGAAATACTATGCCAGCAACACAAGTAAAAAATGATATAAGCAATTATACACCAGCTGAAATATTAGCTATCTCGTT